CGTGGGAGTCGTTTATTTCCTGTCATCTAGTATGTCTCAATACTCCCAGTACATTGAAGGGGACCTTTCTCTCGCCCTTCCGGTGTTCTTCTCGGGTCCGTGGTGGCTTTATCTAGCCCGGGCTCCTGTGCACGTGTCGTACGTTACGGAGGATTTTGGGGTTTGGTTGGATCTCCCGGTCTGGCTCGCCCTGGTCTTTGGGTATGCTTTCTACGTCTTGTACGTGTGGCTGCTCGCCGTTTTGTACGCAGTCTACCTCTGGTTCGCAGTGAGGGCTCTTTTGGGCGCTGTTGCCCTCGTTCTGTGGATCTTGGAGGTTGGATTGTGTGTGGGGTCTCTCGGTGTTGGGTATTTGCTGGGCTTCTACGGCCTCTTGTCTCGACGTGTCGGCGGTTTGGTCGTCCGCGGCATTGTCGTTAAATGGTTAGACTGGCTTGTTCTGGTAGCTTGGCGACTACCAGTCCTATGTTGCGTCATCGGTTTAGCTCTGCCCTTCGGGGTGGGGCGGTTTGCCGCTGCCGTTGCCTGGTCTCCTGTTTGGGTGGCTCATTACGTGTGTGCCCCTGGCGGCGTTCCTCGCGCCCCAGTACACGTAGTGTGGCGCAATGTCTTGTTGACTGCGGGTTGGGTTTTGGGCGGTGTGCTGCTAGACGTTTCGGTGGTTTTCATCGTTGCAGATGGTGGGCGGACTGCGCTTCTCGAGGCCATGTTTTGGCCTGCCGTAGTCGCATGGATTTGTGTTGTCTTGAGTTTTTGGAAGCCTGTGGCTCCCGGGGTTGTCTCGTCGGTTTTGTGTTTTCACATTCTCGCTGTCATCTCCGGGGCCTTTCCCCGTTTTGGCCTTTTGGGGCTGTTCGGGGTTTGGGCTCTCGGTAACTTGAGTCTTGGCTACCCTCCAAGAAACCGAGGATTCTTTAGGTATGGTCCACCTAAGGATGGTATTGTGGTGGCTAGGTATCTAGCCCCCACGGCACACTTGTGTGCTAGACCCCGCCGCAGGGCACGCTGGGTTCGCAGCCTCGAGGAGGTTGTTGGCAAGGGCGGCACTGTTGGTCAGTTCGTAGCAGGGCGGTGGACACCAGACCTCCCCTCGTCGAACTTGACCTCAGAGCTGAACCTGCTACTGGCCCGGCGTCCCGGTGGGGTAAGGTTGTGTGGTGGCGCAACCGTGACCACTAAGCCCTCAGGGCAGGATGAGCTTCCTTCGAAGCTTTCGTACTATGTCGTGGAGTCCTCTCTTGGGGTCTACGAGACGGTGTGTCCTGCCCTGGTGTCTTATCTGTCCACGTACGCTTTTGCCCGCGTGCGTGACGACACGCTCCTGTCTTCCTTGCGCTCTAGGGCGATTGACAGGTGCAAGCGTTGGGGCCTTGAGGAGTCTCTCCTTGAGGTTTTTGTCCCTACGTCCGTGTCGTGGGCTTGGGTTCCTTCCCCTCGTGAGTTGGAGGTCTTGGAAGGTATAGAGCCTGACGCAGTCACCAGGCATTGGTGGGGTTAGGACAGACCTGTCGCAACTTATGGTAGAGGCGCCCCGGACGCGTCTCGCCTTCCGGATCTTCCTGACTGGGCGCTTCTGCGTCCTGATGTCGATCCGGCCTCCCTGGAGGGAAGTTGTGACTCGGTCTGCTCACCAATGCCAAAACGCCAGATGTGGGTTTCCTGTCGCACCGGTCTGCCGGGCACTTTTGTGCCCGGGGTGCACAGGAACTGTATCCACAACGAGATCGCTGCTTTGCGTATGCGGTCTCTGGCCCCTCTGCCTGCCGGCATCGAACCGGAGTTGTCTCTTGATCTTGTTGGGGTTGTTATTAGATTAAGGACGATTGCGAGGAGATATCGTGGCGTGGCGTGGGACCACCTCCGCACGGCCGGTTCTTATGACGGTGCCATGCGGCGTCGCTACCTCGAGGCTGCAAGGTCGCTTTCTGAGGATGGTCCTGTTGATGGGCGCGATGCTCATCTTTCAGCCTTCCTCAAAGCGGAGAAGCTGGGTCCTGCCAAGGATGAGAAACCAAGGATGATCTTTCCCAGATCACCCAGGTTCAACTTGGCTCTTGCTTCTTACTTAAAGCCTTTCGAGCATTGGCTGTGGGGTTTCCTCACGGCCAGGCGTTTGTTTGGGGGTAGCAACACAAGGGTTGTGGGGAAAGGTCTGGGACCTTTTGCGAGGGCAAACCTCATCCGTCGTAAGATGGGTGAGTTTGCGGATTGTCGTGTGTTCGAGGTGGACGCGAAGGCTTTTGAGGCCCATGTTGTGCAGTCTTTGTGCGACTTGGAGAGATCGGTCTACCGGTCTGCTTATCCTGCTGCGAGGGAGCTCTCTAGACTTCTGTCTATGCAGAAGTTTTCCGGAGTGACCTCTGGCGGTGTTAAGTTCTCGAGGCCTGGTGGCAGGGCTAGCGGTGATTTCAACACGGGTATGGGTAATTCTATCCTCATGTTGTGCGTCGTTATCTGTGTCTTGGAGCGTTTTGGTTGCC